CAGTTCGGGGTTCACGATTTGATCTCCAACCGGCACTCCGCCATGTACATTTTTTCAGCCAACAGATGCTTTCCGATGGCGCACAAATCGCCATCGCCATCGAGCAAATAAATCTGGCACTCCTTGCAGACGTTGTAGTGTCGGGCCAGCGCGTGCCATGCGTTGCAGAATTTAATCTTCGTCTCGTTGTCGAGTTGCAGAAAATTGTCAGGGGTTGGGTTCATGTCATTCATTGGTGCGAGCTTTCTCGTTAGAACGATACCCCGGCAGCACATCACGAGGATGAATACCGATAGACCAGCACATTTTGTACAGAGTCAGCACGGTGAGGTTTGCGCCATTTTCGATATTCGAGTATCTGCCCTTTGACACGCCGGACAGTTTCGACATCGTGCCCATCGAGGCTCCAGTTTTCAGCCGGGCAGCTTTCAGATTCGCGCCGATCCATCGGAGCGTCATTTTGTGATCACGATGCAACGGTCTAACCTTGCGCTTCCCCGAAACGTCAGAAGGTTGAGTGTGATTTTTCATTTTCATTTTGAGGTTTTAGGCGTCGGCTCTTGTAGCATTTCCAGTTCGTAAGCGCGGAGCACTGCAATGGCTTGACGGATTACACTGGCGTCATTGACGCAACAATTCTCATTTTCAAAATCACATGAGTAGTGAGCAATTTGTTGACTTTGCTCCTTTTCGTAGAGAGCTTTTTCGAGTTCAAGGATTGCTGCTTTCATGCTCCACGCCCGTGCGGCCAATCTGCTTGTTGCGTTGTTGTGTCACCCCGATGAAGGTGAGGTTCTCCACCCACTGGCCCAGCAGGTTCGAGAACAATGCGTCGGGCTGCGGCTTCATCCCGGCCTGCTTGATCTGGTCCAGCACCAGGGGCATCCGGTCTCCCGCCACGGCCTGGAGCGCCTCGGGCGTCAGCGCCTTCACAAACTTGGGGTTGCCCAGCACCGTGGCCCGGGTCGCCTCCAGCAGCCCGGCGGCGCTGGGGTCGTCCTTGTCCAGGAGGAGCGGCGGCGTGCCGGCATACATCTTGAGCACCTGCAACTCCGCCTTCTCGCGCAACGCCGTGCTCGCATCGGGCAGGCTGCGCAGGAAATCCCGCGCCACGCGCGGCCCGACAATGCCCCGCGCCTTCCACGCCGTGTAACGCGCGCGGTCCACCACGTTGAGCGTGTCGTTGGGGATGACCGTCTTTTCCATGGCCTCGATCTGGGCAATGAACGCCTCGGCATCGAGCTCGCGCACGTCAAAGTCAAAGATGCTGCTCAACGCCCCGGGCTGGTCCCGCCGCTCCTCCAGCCAGCCCGGAGGCGCGCCGGTGATGCGGGCAAATTCCGCGTCGTCGCCGTGTTTCTGCCACAGTTGCAGGCCATACATGAAGGCGCGCGTCCACCCGATGAGAAAGCGGCGCACCGCCCGCTCCTGGAGAATCTGCATTCGCGGCGCCGGCACATCGTCGCTCATCAGCCCAAAGCGGTTGTTGACCTTGCTTTGGACGACGCGGTACACCTCCACGCCGTCGGCCATGCCCTGGCCGGTGGGCGGCTGCATGAATTCCGCCGCCGCTTCCTTGCGGCGAAAGCGGTTCTGGGCGCCGGGACCAAACTGCAAGTCGCCAATCGCCGGGCCGCTGATCGCGTAGCTCGCCCCGGTGGGCGCTTCATAGACGTTGATGGGCGGCAAAATGGTGATGCTGCCCCGGTCCACGATCTGGTCGAAGGTGTCCTTGATGAGTTTCTGGTCGGTGGCGACCATTTCGCACACGCTGCGGCTGGCGGTGATGGCGCGGGTGCGCCACTCGTGGACGAGTTCCACGTAATGCAACTGGTTTTCGATGGCGTCCACCTGCTCGTGCTTGCCCACAAAGTAACGCCCGGGCGCGGCGCCGGTTTCCCGCAACAGTTCGGGATGGAACGTGGTGCAATAAATCCCGGGCACGCCGTCCTCATCGAGCGCCTTGTAAACGGCATGGACGATGCACACGAGTTTGTTCTCGCCCGTGATGGTCTGGCCGGCGGCCGGGGCGCTTTGCCCCAGGAGGGCGCTCACGCCCTGGGGCTGGGAGCGTTGCGGCAGCGTGGTCCAGTCGAAGTCCTTGGTTTTCTTTTTGGCTTCGTCCACCCACTGGCGGTCATAGCCCTCGCCCAGCACGCGGCCCTCCAGGGTGGTGGGCGTGAGGTACTCGAGCTGGAACACCAGCTCCTGGGCGTCCGTGAATTCGTTGGGCAGGCACACTTCGCGCCACGGTTCGAGCGCGCTGATCTCCAGCCCGTTCTTGCAGAGGTAGGGGATGGCCACCGTGGCGGACTGCTCCTCGCTGCGCAGGCCCTTGAGGGCGCGCGTAAGCATCTTGTCCGTCACGGCCGGGAGACGGGAGTGCCATTTGGAGGGCAGGCTGGACCGGGTGTAACGGTCATACCACTCGCGCAACAAATCCTTCGCCTCGGCCTCGCGCGTCGGGTCCAGCAGGACGCTGACGAATTGGGCCTGGCGTTCGAGGGCGGCCCGCGTCATGGGGTCGGCATCCGGCGGCAGTTGCGCGAGTTGTTGCGCGGCGGTGGTGGACAGGGCCTGGATGGTGGCGAGTTTCAGTTCGTAACGCTTGCGCCCCAGTTCCTGTTTCCAGCGCGGGGCGAGCAGACACCAGCCGCGCCCGAGCATGAATTGCGCGGAGAGTTCCGTCTCCTTGTCCAGTTCATGGAGCATGGGGCCAAAGACCAGGTATTCAACCAGGGCCACCGCATAGGCGGCCTCGTCACTGGACCCCGCGCCGCGCTGGATCATGGCGCGCCAGAAGGCCACCACGTTGCGCGCCGTCAACTCGTTGATGACATCATCCGCGGTGAAGGGTTTGCAGTTGGAGGCGTTCTCCCAGGGAAACGCCTTGCTGTCCGGGTCGGTGGGGTCCGCGTGTTTTCGGCCGTCGAAGGAGTCCCCGGGGCCGTTGCAGTTGCGCACCTGGTCGAGCCATTCAAGCCCGCCGGTCATGGGCGGTTGACAGCGGTTAAAGGCCTGGATAAGACAGCCGAGGTCCGGCTGGCCGTTGATGAGGAAGGAATCGTTCATGGTTTCGATTTCCTTCCCCGCGGGTCGCACACCGTGGGTCTGGTGAGTAGCTTCGCGATTTCGTCGCGGAGATACTTGTAACGGACTTCTCCGGGCAACCTATGCCGCAGTTGCGGATTGGCGTCAACGACTTTCTTGAACGTGCGTTTGCTGGTGACGCACAGCAACTGCATGGCCACCTGGCGCGTGACGCGCGCGGGATAGTGTGTGTTGTTCATTCTTCAGTATCCTCCGGGCCGGCGCACCGTGCCCATCATGCCCGGGTTCACAAAGCGCAGCCCGGTTTTGCTCAAGCCTTTCAGGCAATCAATGGGGTCCTTGCACGCGCCTTTCAACCCGTCCACCCCCGTGTAGGTGCGCAGCGCCCAGATCGTGTTCACGCACCGCTCGCTGATGCGCCACTTCGGCTGGTTCATGGGCGTGACTTCCTTGTTCGCGTCCCAGCCCAGGTGGATCCAGTTGTTGACCCATTGCTTGCCCTCCTCGATGCCGCAATCCACGCCGGCATGGAAATCCACCCCCGGGCCGACCGCGCGGCCCAGGGCGTCCGTGATGGGGTCGCTCATGTATTCGAGATACGTGCGCGCGTCGCGGTTGCCCGGCACATCCGTCCCGGCCGGGCGCGGGTCCATTTGCCGGTCATACACGCGCCAGGCCTGCGGTCCGGGCGTCCAGACGCCTTCCGGGTTGGTGCTCCAGCCCTCGATCTCCAGGATGAGCCGCTTGTAATCGTCAAACGCCTTGCCCCCGCCGGCGCTCTGGGCCGGGCCGGGCTTGCCGTCCGGTTTGGGTCCGGGCAGTGCCCATTCCCCGATGTCGCCATCGGGCCACTCGCGGAACGTCCACAGCCCATCCGCCGCATCCACGCCCGTCCAGTTGAGAAACCAGTTGCGATCGCCGTGCGGATCGGCCCACATCCACACCGTCATGGTGTGCAGGTCCGGGATGCGATCGTGGGGCACGATGTGGACCTGCTGGAAATTGGGGAACGCCTTGCGCGCGAGCTTCGTGGGCCAGCCCCAAAGCCGCTCCAGCGCAAACGCCAGTTTCTCGCCCTGAATTTTCATGCGTTTTTTGATGCCTCCGCTTGCTCCGCCCGGGTGATGGGTGGACGCGCAATCAAATCTTGAGACTCCCGGCCTTCCCGATTTGATACCAACGTCCAGCCCTTCCACGTCATGCGGCGGCCAGTGTGGATGGTGCTTAATCCGTGCGTCGCATTGCACCCCCGCGTCTTGCCGCGCACCTTCCACACCACATCCTCCGGCGCAAATAATCCGGCGTTCTCATGGACGAAGGCCGTGGCGTTCCGAACCAGATAAACCACGTTGTTCGGGCTGCGCACAAAGCACTCCATTGCTCGCGAGTGTTGGTGACTGAATCGCCGTGACTTTGGCGTGGTCCGGACCAGACCCGTCAACGCCTTACTCGCCCGCTTCCGGTTCGCTTCACTTTGAACCGCCGCCTTCCACACGGCCTCATCGCGAAACTTTATCGGGTTGTGCCCCCGCTCCTTTTGCAGCCGGCTGAGACGGGAACCAGCGCAATGCCGCGAACACGTCTTCTGATTCCGGGTGCGTCCATTCGTTTCAAAAGTCCTGCCACATTCAACACACACCTTCTGCACACGCTCAACTCGCAGGGCGTTTCCGGCGCACACATTGGAACAATACTTGCGCCACGCATGGCTGGGTTTTTCTTTCCACTCCACCCCACACGCCGGACATTTTTTGGTAATGCGCTTGGACAGTTTCGTGGCCGCGGCTTTGGCGGCCCGGGCCATGATGATCTCCCGCGCAACGGGCTTTCGGGCGGTTTTCACCTCCGGGCCTCCGCGTTTTGTAGCCACTCCGCGCAGGCCGTGTTTTCGATGATGGCCCGCACGTTTGTGTAGGGGTTGAACATGGTGGGCAGCGCCACGGCAAAGCGCCGTCCCCCGCCCTGCCCGCTCTGCAACACATACGGCACGTGCCCCGGCGGGCAGCCCTTGACCAGTTCCTGGTCCGGCGGCAGCAACCATTCGCCCCACTGCCATTGCCGGCCGCTGCTCGGCTGCGTGAAATCCCACACCACGGCCCGGCACGGGATGGCCTCCAGGATCACCGCGCCCTCGATGTATTCGGCCACCGTCTCCGTGTAACCGCCCACCGGCGTGAATCCGCCCAGCAGAAACCCGCCTTTCTTGTGCACACGAAACCGCAGCGTCTTGAGCAGTTCCGCCGGCGCTTCCTCGTCCCACGTCGCCACGTCCGCCTCGCCGCCCTCCACCGAGCTGCGGTCCTGCTCGTATCCTTTGTAAGTGGGGAACAACACCGCGCTGTGATTGGGCAGAACGGCCAGGCCCTCGGAAAACCCGTTGGATTCCTTGTAGCTGATCTTCGTCGTCTGCCCCACCGACTTCTTGCCGCGCAGCTCGGGCGTGAGATACTTGTACGCCGGCTTCTGGATGTAACGCACGCTCGTGGATTCGTTCTGCGAGAAGGCGCGCCACTCGCGGTTGGCCCGGGAGGTGATGATCTCCATGCCGATCTTGGCCTGCACTTCGCTCTTGCCGCTGCCGTTGCCGCCGAGCATCACCACGTCATTGGCCGGCTTGTCCTGACGCCATCCGGCCGGCGCGAGGCTCACGCTGAATTCGCCCGGACGGTACTCGCCGGCCAGCAACGCGCGCACCGTGCGCACCGGCGGCTGCTCCCAACCCCAGGAGAGCGGGTCATGTTGCTCGCGCGCGATCAGTTCCTCGCGCTTGGCGTGGTATTCATCAATGGCGCGCAACCCCCGGGCCTGGCCCAGCCCGCGCAGGAAATCCTCCGTGGGCAGGGGAAACGTCGGCCAGACCGTCCACGTCCACGCGCCGACCTTCACGCTGTTTTCAGATTCGGGCAGCATCATCACGGTTGAATCCTCCGTCGTTTCTCGAACGCTTCGAGATCGCGCTCCGGGATGCGCAACTCGCCGCCATTGGCCCCGCCACCGGGCAGGCGGTACGCATGGGGGAACTCCGCCAGGTGTTCGCGCATCCACCGGGCCGAAACGCCCAGTTGCTCGCCGGCTTCCCCGAGCGAGAAGGCGCGGCGCGGCGGGCCGGGCATGTGAATCACCGCCCCCGCCTGGCGCAACACCTGGATGGCTTCACTCAATTCCATTCAAACCTCCCGCGCGGGCGACGTGATGCCCGCGGCCATTTGCGCCAGTCCGGTCGCCGCCGCGCTGGCGTTGCGCAGGTGCGCATTGGCCTTGTCAATGCACGGCTTGACTTCCTCGGCGCGAAGGACCTCGGTTTCGGCGGATGCCTTGACGAGCGAGTCGAGCAAAGCCAGCCCGGCGGATGCCTCGCGATGGGCCTGCATGAGCAAATAGGTGGCGTCATTCATGGCCATGTGGGTGTTCGGGGGTGGTTTCGATGGAGGAGCACTCGATGCTTTTGGCGGAATTCTTCATGAATTCCAGAAAGGCCAGGCAGACGCGGCCGGCGTTGCTGGTGGGAAGTTCACTGCGTTTCAGTGGTGGATCAAAGCGCGCCTCAACGTCGCACTTTCCGCTGGGGTGGTCGGTGATGGTCAGGGTCACTTTCATGGCAAATAATTTCCATTCTCGATTTGTCTCAGGTCCGGATGCAGATTCGGGTTTTCAATCACCGCCCGCAGGTGCGCAAACAATTTCCGGCCGCGCGCCGCGCGGGGGCGATGATCGGGTTCGGGTTTCGTTTCGTCATTCCATGTGTTTTGAAGCATCCCGTGGGGCGGCACCCACACCGCCGTCCACTTGTGGCAGTGGGGACACCGCGCCTGGGCGGCGTCGAGGTCGGCGGGGATGCTCGGGCACGGCTTGCCGCACCGCTCACATCTCCAGCCCGAGAATCCCGCCGGCACAGTCATCGTTCGTGAGGTTTGATGGTGGACGGCGTCTGGAGGGCCGCCTGTATGGGGTTCATTTTCATTTCTTCCTGCCTTTCTTTGGGGTTTCTGGTCATGGGTTGAGAGCGTAACGGCGGATCAGGCCTCGTCCTTGTCGTAATCGCCGGAATCCAGCCGCTTGTCGTAGCGTGATTCTTCGCCCTTGGCGGCCTGTTTGAATCCGTTCTCCTTGAGCCATTGGTTGTAGTCGAGGAAGAGCGTGGACGATTTCAAAAAGAGGAGTTGCGCGTCGCCCTTCGGGCCGTGCTTGTTTTTTTCCACCAGCGCGTTGATGCGCTCGGGACGGCCATCCCATTTCTTCCAGTTCTCCCCGAACTTGGCCGCCATGCACTCGGCAAAGAAGTCATACGCCGGCGTGTTCTCCTTGCTGAATGGCTTGTGCTGGCTCGGTTTGTAGAGGATCGTCACGGAGTCGGCGTCCTGCTCGATGGCGCCGCAGTTCTTCAAATCGCTCAGGCGCGGCAGCCGGTTCGGGTCCTTCTCGTAATCCCGGTTTAGCTGCGCGAGGATCAGCATCGGGCAGTTCAATTCCTTGCCCAGGGCCTGCAACTCGGCGGAGATTTCCTCCATTTCCTGCACGCGGTCGGGGCGGAACCGTTTCTGGCTGCTCTTGATGAGCTGGATGTAATCGAGCATGAAGAATCGCACGCCGTATTGGCGGTGCCAGCGCCGCCACTTGGCTTTAATGCTGTTGATGTTCTCGCGCGGTGTGTCGTCAATGAGGATGTTGTTCGCCACGCACAGGTCCTCGTTGGCCTTGAGGAGCGGCGGGAAGTCCGCGTCCGTGGCGTAACCCGTGCGCCAGCGTTGGAGGTCCGCGCGGGCGCGCTGGAACAACATCTTTTGCGCCAGGCTCTCGGCGCTCATCTCCAGGGAGCTGATCGCCACGGGCACGCCGCGTTTTTTGCGCATGAATTTGCCTTCCGGCGTGGTGAACCCGAGTTCGCCCGCGGCGTGCGCCTCGGCCTGGGTGCATTCCTCCGCGTAGGTGAAGTCCAGCGCGGCGTGCAGGGCCATCCCCGTGACGAGGGAGGTTTTTCCCACGTTGGGCCGGGCCGCGACGACGTGGTAATTGCCGTTGTCACCGCCCAGCCCGCAGAAAATCTTGTCGAGGTACTCGAGGCCGGTCGTCACCAGCCCGCTCATCTGCGCACGGCCGCGCGTGTAATGGCCTTCCAGCTTCGGGATCACCTTGTCGAACAACACCTGCTTGACCCGCTGCTCACCGACATTGCGCCGCAACTCGGAGAGCCGGCCAATGTCGCGCTCCACTTCGTCCAGCAATGCGTCCGCGTCGCCGTCGTAATCGTGAATCCGGTCCACGGCCGACGTGAAGGACTGCACCATCGCGCGCAACATCCATTTCTCCCGCACGATGCCGGCGTAGTAGCTGAGATTGGCCGCGCTGGGCACGGCGTCCTGGCATTCATTGAGGAAGGGAATGCCGCCGATCTCCTCCAGGTGGCCCAGTTGCTTCAACTCCTGTTGCAGGGTGATGATGTCCACCGGCGCGCGCGGCACGCGAAAGTGCATCGCCCGCGCGGTGTGATAGACCAGGCGGTATCGCAGGTCATAAAACCACTCGTCCTGCATCCCGATCTCATCGAGCTGGTCCAGACTCCCGCCGGGCGACAGCAACACGCAGCCCACCACGCCCCGCTCCGACTCGGGCGCGTGCGGGGGCAGACCCGTCTGGGCATCCGGACGCCCCGCCTTGCGCCGGCGGGCAGGCTTCAAATCCGAAGCCGCGCCGGCGGCCTCTGAAATGGAATCAATGCTCATTGTCCGCCCTCCGGCAATTCGCGCACGATGTGGTGGCCCGTCCGCGTCAACTGCACGCCCGTTTCCGTGGCGTAGGCCTCCGCGTCCCGGCGGATCGCGTGGAGCACGCGCTCGGACATGACGCGCTCGTTGTGCGTGCATTGGCCCCGGGCGCGAACCCTCATCGTGCAGTTGCCGTCCGGCTTTTCCAGAATTTCAACGGTGATAATCATTGCCCCTCCTCCACTGGCGTGAAATCACTCGCCGCCTGTTTTTTTTGAATCGCTCGGATCAGCGCGCGCATTTTTTTGAGTTCAGCGTCCTCCCCCGGCGTCCGGTCGTCCTCGTGCATGGCTTCAAGTTCACTCTTGCGGGCCTGCGCGGCGGCAAACTGCTGGCGCTGGGCCTGCGCGGCGGATTCGGGCGAAGCGAAGCGACCATTTTCTTTCTTCTTCTTATTCTGGGTTGTTGGTTGTTGTACAGACGTTGGTTGGTTGTTCTCCGGATGTTGAAATTCTCCCGGTGGCCTCCCGGCAGGATGGGCTTTCGTCGTCGTTGGCGGAAGATAGCCGGGAGAATCGCCCGGTGGCCTCCCGGCAGGAGGCGGGAAGCCCGGAAAATCTCCCGGCAATTCTTCGAGGGATAGCCAGTCCATCGGCGGCGTACTGAAGAACTTCAAGGCTAGTTCAACGTGTTCGACGGGCTGACGCAAAAGCCCGGCAATGCGCGGGGCGGTGAGCGGGGTGCCGTTGCGGAACAACCAGCCGCGTTGCCCGATCCGGCCGCCGGCGGCCACTTGTTCGAGCAGCTTGAACATCCCATACAGGAACGGCCCTTGACGGCCATCCGGCTGGTTCTGCGCCAGGGTGTGACCCAGCCCCTCGCCCAGCAGCTTGACCTTCTGACGAAACCACAGCAGGTCCACGTATTTCCGCGTTTCGGAGTTTTCCTTGTCCTCGTCCCAGTTCCTGATGCGATAACACTTCATGCGTGCGTGAAAAGGTCGGTGCGTCTTGGTTTGGAGTGATGGCCTCGGCGGAGGTAGCAGGCGACAGGCTGCTTGAGCGCGTGGGATTCCAGGTCGCGCAGGCCGGTGTTGTTGTGATGGCGGCGGGGTTTCATCACCAGGCTCCCTTAAAACGAGGTTCGCGCCCCACCAACACCCAGTGCGGCCCGCTGGTGCTGGGTTGAGCCTTGATAATCATGGGCGTGCCAGTCCGCAGGTGGGTGGTGTACTTACTGGAGTCCATCACCTGCACATCCACAATCGCGCCATTGGCCCGACGCGCCCGGATAATCCTGTGATTCGGGAAATGCCAGCCATCGCCTCGCGGTTCGCTCGCTATGGCGAGTTCCTCGGGTTCAGGCGGGTTTTTTTGAGGGCTGTCCCCGGCTGCCTCCGGCGGCGGCCAAGCCAGCCCCAGGGACGCCGCAAAGGCACTCGCGGCACTTTTTTTCCAGACCACCCACGGGCCGTCCTTGTCCACGTCCCCCATCGGCAGAAGGTTTCGGGCCTGCTGCAAAACCGAGCGCGGCACGGCCAGTTCCGTGGCGAGGATGTCCTCGGCCACCCAATCGGGATGTGTGTGGGGACTCATCGTTCAAAATTTTTAACCCTCTGAAACCGTCTTGATCTCCAGCCCGCCGGACAACAACGCGCCCCCCCCCCCGGGGGGGGCAGGCGCGGGCGCGGGCGACCTCGGTTGGTCGGCGGCGGATGGACCGCGCACCGACTCTGTGTCATCCTCGTGTCGTCCGGGTCGGACTGATGAGTTTTGCTGGGGAAATGGGCTAGTGGCGGTTGGCTCGGAGTCAACTGCGGACACTTCGGCCCGGATCGGAATGGCATGTGCCAGCGCCCACGCGTCCCTCTCGGCCTGTCCGGCACCCATCCTTAGCTCCAAAATCTCCGTCGCCGCACCGGTCAATAGCTGGAGATCCTTAACTTGGTAACTGTTGACCATTCCGACGGACTTAATCATGGCCGACAATTCCACCGAATCGCTGCCGCCGGCCGCGCGGTCGAGGAGCTGGGCCAGCACAATCCCGCTTTGCTCCGCGTTGTGCCCGACGATTCCCTGCAACCTCTCCTTCAGTGCTGGTATTCGCCCACTTTTTTCAGCTTCACGCACCATCAGCGGGATGCTCCGGACATCACACTTGACCGCATCGGCAATCTGACGGTCAGACCAGCGCAGCAGCCTCAACGCTCCCACCACCAGGCAACGCTCCTGGTCATTGGTCACGCGCGATCCAGTATAACGCTCGACGGCCGACGTCGGCTTGCCGTGCTGATCGAACAACTCCGGCCCATGCGCGATCTCGCGAGCCAGCGCATTGCAATCCAGGGCGAGCTGATGCTGGTGCTGGGGGAGATCGATCATGGTGGTGGCGTCTGAATGTCCGGACGAGTCACACGGCCCGCAGAACTCCATTGACCAACAACAAAAAAAAGCGGCGGCGAGTCCGGCGCGAACGCCCCGGGCGCAGCCAGGCCATCAACCGTTCACACGCGACGGGCGGGGGCAAACACCTGCCATTGGGAGAACAAAAAAAACGCGCCGGCGGCGGGCCAGAAGCCAGCCAGTGAAGAACCAGGTCGCCTTTCTGGGGCAGAAACGACCTCGAACAATGCCCGGTGAGCACCGGCGCGGCCAGGCGCTCGCGGCCCGGCCAAATCATCACAACGATGGAACGCAGGGCGAAAAGCAAAGCGTTCACGCCCGCTCCCGCTCCTGACGGGCTAACTCCAGATCCGACACCATCTCCGCGTAGTGGGCCGGGCAAATACCGTGCGACTGATTCAAAGACACGTCCGGCTTGCGGCCCGCTTTAGCCTCGCACCAGGCGCACACCACCACCGTCGGACGCGACTCGCGCCGCAACATCACGCCCAGCGCGCGCAGAATGCGCCCATCCGCCACGAGTTGCTGGTCATACACATTCATGCAGCCTCCTTGAGCTTGGCATCCAGCAGGGCGAGGCTCGCGCCGCAGATCGGCGGCTCCTCGCCGCGCGCGGCGTCGTGCTTGCGCGCGGTCCGCTGTCGCGTGCCCTTGGAAGCGCCGGCGCGGCGGCCGGCGGCAAAAGGGATGCCGTTGGACTGGCGCGCGCCGTAGCGCCACGTATCGGCCTTCGTGGGGCGGCGGTTCATGCGGCCTCCTTCTGCGCTTGCGTGGCCGTCGGCGTGCTTTTAGCGTCCGTCTCGGCCAGCTTCGCGCGAATCAGTCGGCGAAAGTACTGACTCCTATTCAGGTCCAACCGCTCGGCCTCAGAATCCAGTTTAGCCAGTAAATCCGGGGGTATTTGAACCGTTACGTTCTTCAAGTCGATCATGCTCACAGCCGGAGAATAACATTCCGTATTATTTCGTCAACGACTTTCTTTGAAAATTATTGACATTCGCGGCACGAATAGCGACTATTCGCCTGTGAGTATGAAGCCTCGCAGCCCCGGCCAAACCGCCATCAGCATTAGTCTGCCGAAAATCTTGGTGGACCAAGTGACCCAGCGCGCCAGCGCGTTAGGCCTGAGCCGCAGTCAATATCTTCTGCAACTCGCGCATTTTCAACGACTTCCGAAAGCCAAAAATAAATGCAAAAATCGTCCGATTCCCGTTGACACTCTCACCATAAGCGGATATGGTGTCTGCGTAAAGAGCGAGGCCCAGTAAGCCGAGCCACGAAAGAAAAACGAAAATGAAAACCTCGGAAAACACAGTGCTGGTCGTCCGCGAACACCCTACCGACACGGATTACCTCCGATGGACGGTCCAGACTCTCGGCGGCGAAATAGTCGAGGACCGACTCACGTATGCGCAGGCCGTCTCGCGCCGAGAT